ATGTCGCGCCATGTGGCGACGATGCGCGCCGGTCAACGTCCCGACTTGCCGCAATCCCACGCGCTTGATGATCCCTTGAATTCCACGATTGTCGGCAGGGACCAAACAAAACAACGTCATGTCCTGCATGAGCTGTCTCACGTGGAACAATAACGCCTTCGCCGCCGTTAACTTGCGCGCCCGCTTTTTTGTGTGGAACACAAGATGGATATGCGCCGCCGCTGAATTGATCGGCTGCGCGGCGATTGCAGCAATCGTGTCGTCACTGACGATTCCAGCGTAAACCGATCCAGCGCAATCTAAAAAACACACCTCGCCATCGCCCTCAGTGAACCACTCGCGGTTCCCTTCCAGGTTCGCGAGGTCCGCGAAAATCTGCGGCTCGATATTGAATGGGCGAAAGTCAGTCAAGGCTGTATGCGACGGTCTGGAGTTCCACGCCTTTTGTCCCGGCTGCCGTGAATACCGCGAGCGCCACCGAGGCATACATCGTCAGCGTGCCGTTCGTCTCGACCTGCAACATCCCGCCCTGTACCGTCGTATTGTCCTGCACGATCAGCCGCACCCGCTGCGCACGCGCTGGGAAGATCGCCGCCGGAGCGCCGGTAATCGTCGCCGCCGTCGTGTTGGACGTGGCGTTGATCTGTGGGATGTACAGCAACACCACCGAGCCGACTTTCGTATATCGCAGCGTTCCGGTGGGAGAAGTCGTGCACCCCGTCAGCGTGCCGGTAAACGTGCTGGTCGTTTCGAGCGCATAGACCGTATGAGGGTCGGCCTCGCCAGCATGCCCGGAGATGGCCGACGTAACCTCAGAATCCCGCGCAATGGACGATGGGATATCCGCATCCTGCAACGCGAAGAATCCCACCGCATCAGATCGCCGCCCGAGATACTGGCCGTTTGCACTCGCCGCAATGTCTGCAATCACACCCGCTGATCCAGTCGCACGCCCGAGGACAGACACTGCCGCAGAGTTTTCGATCATCTCATGCGTGACAGCAGCGGTATCCGGCGTTACCTGCGCCGAATCCAGAAACCGCGACCACTCGATCAGGTTTCGCGGGACGAACGTAAACGGCTTGATCGCCACTTACGCCGCCTCGGTCGATGTCACGATCAGCGGGAAGTCGTCAGCCGTGGACATGCGATAGACCCGCTCACGAGCCGCGCCAAGCCGATCCCACCGGACCCGCGTCAAGTACTGCCCTCGATTCCCAAGGCTTCGCTGCGGAGCCGGGAACCACTGCCGGCCGCAATCGTTGCTGATCTCCAGCGATATCTTCGGCTCAGTGGTGTAGTTCACCGCCGAACCCGTCTCGATGCCAAGGGTCAGGCTGTTGTGATACTGCCGCTCCGGCGACGAAATCGGCTGATAAGTCCACTCGACCCGCATCGGATCGCCCCATTCAGTCCCAAGTTCGCTCACCAGCCGGCCAAGTCGCCCGTCCGACGCCAGCATCCAGGTTGAGCCATAGGCGTGCGCCGTCGCGACCGCACCCCAAGTGCTACCACCACTCTCCCGCTCGTGCCATTCGTTCGTACTGGCGTCATAGACCCATGCCGATTCTTCGGCCGGCAGCACGAACCCGACGCACAAATGCCCGTCGTGCGAGTAGGACAGCGCATAAGCCCCGGTCAGGTCCGCAGAGGCCAGCGCAATCTCTACCCCGTACTGCGAGACCCGGACAGGAGTCGCCCCATCCAGACGCCTCACCGTGCGATCCGACGCGAGCCAGAAAACGCTGTTATCACATCGCGCTTGCAGGTGTTCGCCAGCAATGCCGAGCTCCAGATGCCCGTTTGGCACCCTCGCGAATGGGAAGCCGGAGCCTCCCGTGTTGTAGTGCAATTCCGTGGATTCCGTCCCGAACAGTACCGCCTGCCGATGATCGGCGGCAATCGTGACGAGGTTGTCCGGAGCCGCTTCGGCCGTCGCAAAGTTCAGCGCGTCGTAGGAGGTTGCATCGGCAAGGTCGGAGCCAAAGTACCGGCCAGTATCCTTCTCAGAAAACAGGATGTAATTGTCGATAAATGCACAGCCGGTCGAGACCCGGAAATCAGCGTCCGTGATAACCGAAACCGTCGAGCCATCCGATACAAAACCGGCCGTCTCCGACACAATCACGAGCTGCGACGTATTCGCCGACATATGCGCGAGACCAGAGCCAGGAACCGCACCGATCGTCGTAACGGTATAGTCGCTGGCAATCTTGTACAGCGTCCCGCCCACGACCGCATAAAGCATCCCCCCCATGACCTCGAGCCCGCGACCGTCACCGTTCATCGTCGCGTCCAACGTCACACCAGGCGAACGACGCAACAGCACTGGGCTTTTCCCACTCGCGTCGTTCTGTTGCGCAAAGCAGTTCACCAGCCGCGCCGTTGATGCCGTGCGCAAACGGTAGCTGTGAATCGGCAGGTTCATCCGGTCAAAATATCCGAATTAGCGTGATGGACACGGTGCGACATGTCGGCTTCCGGCATCGTGTCCGTCAGCAGGGTGCGCAACAGCCGGTGATACCCGTTACTGGCAATTACCGCAGCCCGGCCGGGGTCCGATCCCTTGTAATAGGCCGAGAGCCGCACGGCGAGCGCAGCCGCTACCACCATTTCCTCGCTCTCAGGAATCGGGCAGTCGCTGGCGAGTTCGCCGGACTGCTGCGTGTAGTAGGACGGCATGAGGCCGTGTTCCTGCCACTCTGCCATGAAGGCGTTCAGCGTCCGCAAGCCCTGCTGCGCCTGTTCCGGACTCGCGACTTCGGTTTCCGCGAGGATGCCGAGCATCCCAAGCGCGTCATAGATCAATTGACGGTTCGTGATCGTCATCAGATCGGCCTGTAAGCTACCGTGATGCTGCCCGTTGCCGCATCGTTGGGATCAACGATCAGTGAGGTTTCAAAGCGGATGCCGGGGAACGTATAAATCGAGCCCGCAGCCGCAGAAGCCGGCAGCGTCACGACAGTCGTCGCAGCATCCGTGATCGGACAGGTATGCGCCGAAAGCGCCGTATTGACGTACACGCCGAAAAGAATCGCTGGCCCGTTGTAGACCGTCGTGGAATTGTCTCCCACGTCAACGACCTTGTACTTGCATTCGTTGTGGACCGCATACGTTGCATCCACTGCCGCACCGTCGCTGCCGATGTTGTGCTCACACCATGTCGCCGTTCTGTTAGCCATGTCATGCCCTCATGCGGCTTGATTCAGTAGATCGGCTTTCGCAAGCAGCGCGGCGCGACCCAATACCGTCATTTCCATGCCGTGCGAGGTCGCCCACGAGTGAACGGCCTGCGCAAAATTGTTGTCTGTTTTGATATCGTCGACGACGATCACCTTGCATGCCGGCGCCAGCCGCTCGAAGAACTTCATGCGCGTCCCATACATGCGCGGCGGGCCATCGCAGAAGCCGAGCGCAAACCGCGCCGGCAGATCGAACTTGTCGAGGTCATACCAGAAGTCCTTGAGCGGCGCGCAACACAAGCCGAGATTCTTGACTCCCGCTTCCTCTGCCCACGCCAGCGTTTGCGCTGCGCAGTGTTCGACATGCTCCAGTGAGTAGACCGTTCCCGGTGTCGCCGCCGCCATGAACACACTCGATAGTCCCGAGCCTGTCTCGATGATCGGGCCGCGACACTTCCGCGCGACTCCGGTTACGAGTGCCAGCACGCCGGCATCCGCTGCATACGGGTTCCCCCCGTACTGGAATGCCTCGTTGTAGTCTTCTTCCGTTTCAATCCCCGCCCTGATGCGCGGAATCACGTGGCCCAAGGTAGAGCCAGAGAGTCGGCGGATATGCGCCGCGAGACTGTCCCGCATGATGATCGTCGCCGTATGACCGAGCCTCAAATCCTGGTCTGCATACAGCTTGCCGCCCATCGCTCGCCAGCGATTACAGAAGTCCACGTCCCCGCCCCACCGAACCTTGTCCACTCCGGGGGTCGGACGATCAAACACAAGCGCAGTCTCGTAAATCTTGTCGAAATACTTTGGCGCAACCTTCGCCATGCGCTCGAGCACGTGGCGTTTGATCTTCATAAATCCGGTGGGGAGCCCCTCGACTTCGAGCAGTCCGTCCTTCGCCACTGCCCCGCCCATCATCCGCACCGGCATGTTTTCGCTGCCGTCGCGACGATAAGGATAGACCCCGCCGACAATGTCACAGTCGCGTCTGCAAAGTTGAACGATAGCCTGCGGTTCCCAATCCACGTCGGCATCGAGGAACATCAGCTCGGTGCAGTCCGACTCCAAGAAGTCTCGCACGATGGAATTGCGCCCATCGTCAACATGGCAATTCCCCTGCAAGAGCAGGTAGGCAGTCTGGATTCCGACCGCGTGCAATGCCTCACGGCTGCGCGCAATCGCGAAGGTATAAGCCGCCGAAGTCGTGCCATAGCACGGCGTCGCCAGCATGACCTTCTGGCCCGTCGCTGCGGGGCCTTCATCGTAGAAGTGATTGCTCAAGGGATAGGGGGAGGCGTGACCTCCCCCACTCCTTCAGGTCGTGACAATCAAGCCGAGGTTGACGAGGGCCGCCATGATGCGGTTGACCTTCGTCTCATTCAGCGCGGTCGTTGCCGTGCCAGTATTCGGCCACGTCACTGACGGTTTCACAATCGGAGTTGCGCCGTAGAAACCGATTTTGTCCGTCGCCGCGCCGCCAAGCTGACACCCGTCCGGGCTGCCGTAATCAATCCGTTCGTAAGTCGCCATAGTCGAGTCTCCGAAAAAAGAAGGGGGCCGAAGCCCCCAAGGAAGGTCCCAAGGATCAGGTGCAGTTGATGCGGCACGCCCACTCGGGACGCAGCACCGCGTACCCGTAGAGAATGTCGATACGCATCAGCAGCTCGTCGTTGCGGATATCGCTGCCCTGCCAGACGCGGACGGTGATGCCGTCCTGCGAACGCATCGAGCAGTAGGCCGCATCCGCCATGATCGGCAGGTCCGCCGTCACGAACGCGCAGAAGTCCTTGTGGTAAGCAAGGGCATTCTTGTACGTCGTGGAGGCATTACCGAAGAACGTCACCGCATCGCCAGTCACCGGCAGCACGGACACGTTCTGCTTGGCTCCGGACGAATAGATCGTCGGTGACAGCGCCATCGCCGTCGTGCCGTCGGCAGTCGCAACGAACTGACGAAGGAAACTGTAAGCCGTCTTCGTTTCCGGATGCACCGCATAGACCGGCGTGCCCGCAAGACCGAGCGTGAACACCGACCCGGCAGTGAAGTTGCCGCCCGCCAGCGTCAACGCCGCATCGCCGGATGCAATGGCCCCGTCGTTGATCGTGACCGTGGTGTGATCCGAGCCGTTCGCCAGTGCCAGAATGCGCTCGTTCTCGTACCAGTCGAAGCCCGCACCGCGCGAGTAGAACCCCTCGCGGAACGCTTCCTTGACCTGCGCCGAGTCGTGGAACAGCGCCTTGTTGCCGTTCACGATGGACGCCATCGTGTCGGAATCGATCTGCAACGACCGTCCATCCTGCGGGGCGAGGAACTGATTCAGCCGGGCACGAGCCTGACCGATCATGCTGATATCACCCGATGCGCCCGGAACCGCGCCGGCCGTGCCAACGTGGTTGTAAACCAGTTTCGTCGCCCCCTGAAGCACATCCGCCTCGATCACCGAAACGAGACGCTTCGTTGCCGGTTCGATGTGTTCCTGCGAGAACGCATCAATCGACAGCGACAGTTCAGACGAATTGAAGCGCATGTCCACGCCCTTCTGCGTGGCGACCGTGATGGTCTGCGCCAGCTCTTCCTGGTCCTGCACGTCCATGACGCGGCCGGTACGAACGGCGTACTCGTTGGGATTCTTGACCCGCAACGTCGAGCCGTGCTTGGCACCAACGCCAAAGTAGCTCTTGTCGTACTGCTTGTTGATGGTGGAAAGGAAAACGCACTTCTCATGCGCAACGCGGAGAACTTCCCGCGCGACGAGATCAGTGGTGACAATTACGTTCGCAATAGATGAGAATTCTCCGTGTGTGCTGGCCGGCGTTTACCTGCCAGTAATAGGCTGATGAGAGGTCTAGAGACTCCGTACCGCAAGGCAATTTCCCTATGCGTCAACCCCATCTCAGACATGGTTCGCATGTCCGAGAGTTCTGCCACGCTGAACTGAGACGCTTTCTGCCGCCCTTTGCTCAACATGTCATTCACATTGTCTTGCTGCGTGCCTAGAAACAAGTGTTCCCAATTAACGCACAATGGGTTATCGCATGTGTGGCAAACGTGCATCCCGTTGGGGATTGGCCCGTAGTGCAATTCATACGCAACCCTATGTGCCAGCACATGCGGATATGGTGGCCGATCCGAGCGCATTTGCCCGTATCTACCATTCCGTCCCGCTGTCCACAGCAAGCAACCATCCGCTGTAGGGATCGGATTCACCTTTCTGCGGAATCTCTTTTCAACACTCATCGTTATCTACGTTGTGCAATCTGTCGTTTCCGCCACTTCGCAAACTCAGCGTCCGACATATCCTTCGGATCTTTTTCAATCGAAGGTTCTGTCGCTGCGAGCTTCGGCGGGGGCGGCGGAGCCTGACTGACAACTGGCGCAGGCTTGGGAGCCGGCGCGACAAGTTTCGCTTCAATACGCCCCAATTCGCGTGCCGCCTGGATGGGCGACATCTGCGAAATCAAGGCCGCTGTGTCACGATTCTTGCCGAGAAAGTACGCGAGTTCCGGCCCCATCTCGGATTCTCGAATGACATCCGCCATCGTTTCCGAGATCGGAACCGTATCGTCATAGACCGTATCGCGATAGTCAGCCGTCTTTTCGGCAAACTTCGCCTCGCGATCCTCAAAGGCTTTCACCTTGGCCTGTTGCGCTTCCTGCTCGCGTTCTGCCTTGATGGCGTCCAACGCGGCTTTCCTCGCGACAGACTCAGCGTGCTTCTCTACAGCATCACGATAGGCGGTCTCGTCATAGCCGAACTGTTCCAGCGTCGGCACTTTGGTGGTTTCAGGCGCGACCTGATCGTTTTTCGCTTGAGCTTCGCGAATTCGCTTCAGCTCCCACTCCAGTGCATCCGCACGGCGTCGTTCGTCGTACTTTTCCCTTGTCAGTTTGTCGAAACGGCGCTGTGCTTTCTCTGTGAATCCAAGAGAATCGTCCGTTTCGTTCTTCTCGGGCGCCGACCCCGACTGCTGTACAACTTCCACAGGACTGTCTTGGACAGCCTCTTTCGTTTCGGTGGGAGGTGCAATTGCAGGTTCCAATCCTTCGGCATTCGCTTGATCTGTCATATAACCCCGCATCCGGAACAGCCGGAAGTCTGTTAGTCGTCGATGACCAGCAATGCAGCGGTCATCAAGAATTCTTCTTCCTCAACCACCCGCTGTGCTTCCATCTCCAGCACGCGAGCCGCCGCGAGACTGCGAGCATTCGCCGCCATCGCAATCGCCCGGTCGAACTTCGCATCAATCGCGCCCTCGTCGTAGGAGCGGGCGAGAACCCGAAGCCGTTCAACCTCAGCGCGTTCGGCGTCCTTCGCTTCCTGCTCTCGCAGGAGCTGCGCGATCTCGCGCGAGACCGGATCGGGGATCGCCTCGACTTCGCGATCCTCGTCCTCGACCCGCTGCCTGCGCGCACGGTGGCGCGAATAGTCGCGCTCGAACGCGGCCCACCAGCCGCCTGTTTCGTCCGGCGCATAGCCAGACGCCAGCAATACCCCGCTGCTTGCGAGGAAGTTGCCGGCGCTCGCCAGTACGGTCATTGCGGTTTCGCAATCTCGACAGGCACGCCCTGGATGTCTACATCCACGGCACGCACCAGCTCGGCATTAACGTACTCGCGCAGCACCGTCTCGACCGGCTTCGCGGGCATGTCGGCTTCGGCTTCTGCCGTTGTCGCCATCGCATCGCCACGTACCCATCCGCTCGGCGTCAGTCGCTCAGCGTGGTAGGCCACGGCCTTGCCGGTCTCGACCTTGATCACGCGCGTCTCGACGATCTCGTCGTAGTCGGCCCAGAACGGATGCGACGGCTGATAGCCCTCGTAACTGCCATCTGCACGCTTGACGAGCCGGTCGCCGGTGCCGAGCCACATCTGGCCGCCGGGGATATTGGTCTGGCCGTCCGGGCCAGTGTG